CCATATGACATAATGCGCAGTTCAACACTATAGTATCGCACCTTGACACTGTTTTCATTTGAGTTGTACCAAGCACTTTCCCATTGATGTCCGTTGTGCGCTGTGTCTGCAATCGTAAACGTTACATTGTCACCGTATGCACTTATTTGACACTTTTGACCCCAGTTAACACTTGAACTCATAATCTGAAGAGGTCCAAACTTGTTTGTGGTCGCATTTAATGCAGGCGTCCAATTTGGGTCATTTCCTAACAAAAAGTACCCATTAACAGTTGTAGTCATTGCTGACCAATAACTATTTGTTGGGGTTTCTAAATCAGTGCGAATAGACCACATGGGTTGCTGAGGGGTCAAATGTAAAACAAAACCAAAATCTGGTGTAGTTGAATCGTCTGTTGGTAGATGCATCCATACTTCTTTTTCTCGAAAAGAGTAAGCAGCAATAGCCTTGTGCATCATTGAACGATTAACTCTGCGCAACAATTTATCAATAGGCTTGCTAATCTTTTGCATGCTTATTGATGCTCCGCCATTTAGACCGCCTGAAAGCATCCACACGCCCTGTTCGTTAATAAAGACAACACCTAACTGTGGTATAACTACAACTGCTTTACTAGCCACTGTCCCCAAGGTATTAGTAATAGTACTAATGTTGTAACTGTCAGTATCAAAGCTTATTATATTTATAGCGTCTTCACGAAATACAATTAAATTATTATAAAAGGCTACTAATTGGGTAATGTCTCCACCTGTTTGGTTACCCAAATCAAAGTATGCCAACGCTCCAAACTGCTCAAATATACCCTTATTAGAATAAATGATACGACTTCCTGCTGCCAACCAAAGTCGATTGTCCCATACTTCACCAAACTTCCAACCTGTAGTAATAGTTGTGCTTGCTGTAAACGATGGTGCTTGATCTACCAAAAATTTGTCAGGCAATGTATCTATAAAAAATCTACTAGAGTTTTCATTTATCTGAGTTACAAAATAGTATAGTTCACCATTATTGTTTATTTCTTTGGTACGATATATACGTCTAGCAACTATACCCTGTTGACCTATTGGCAAGTCAAGTGCCACGCCATATCTATATGCTGGATCACCATCATCAATTGACCATGTAACACTTTGGGTAGCTGATAATGGTGTCTCAGCACCCAAATCTGACACCATACTCATTTTGTAATTATATGTGTACGTATTTTCTACTACATTGCCATCTGAATTAAATTCTAAATATCCCAATCCATATTGAGTCTTTTTATTAAACCAAACAGCAGCACCACCAGTTAACGCTTTGCCATCTGCATATTGAGTATCTACATCCAATGGATTTGCAGATGCTGTTTGTAGCGTAAAACCAAAATCTCGATACACTTGATCACCACTAAACAGTATGGCTCTGTCACGACCATTAATAATCAACAAGTGCTGACCAAGATTAACAAACTGACTACCGACATCTCCTAGTTTGGGTATGTACCGGTCACTGTCAATCGTTACCAAGTCATTCTCATAGAAAGTACCTGAATACGTTGCGCCCTGTCCTTTGTTACCAATAGCATAGTACAGTTGCCCTGACTGCTCAATAAAGGTGTAAATGTCATTGGTGCCTTGTCTCTTCCACTGATAAACGGCATCAACTTTGTCAGTAAAGTACTTTGTAACAATGGCACTGGTAACAGTCCAAGATGCAGGCGCATGCCACCATGACTCAAACCCAACATCTGCCTTCCAACCGCCTTCAGATACGTATCTACAGTTGTTTACAGTGTTAGCGTCTCCAATGTTAGGCATCAATACTTGACTAATACCTCCACATGGAACAAAACGTTTGAACCGTTGTGGCTTCATGAAAGTCTCCTAAGTGTTGTACCATCGTATGTAGGTCTGCCGTATGCCATATGGAACCGTCCACGCACAATACGCTGATCAATCTTATCAACATATCGTTTAGCTAACCCATTGATTTCTTTCATGTATTTTCTTTCGTAAGTAGTTGCCAACCCTTGTTGACCCAACTTTAAGTATATGTCTTCCAATGCTTTGTAAACAATAAGTTGATGAAACTCGTATGGCATTTGTGGTACATCGGTAGACAATAACAAGTCCTTTGGCTTTACCATAAACCGCATTACCATTTCGCGTACATAATCGTGGTACACTTCAATTTTATCACCAGCTTTCTTTTGCGGTACTTCAAAATCATAGCCTACTGGACGTGGGTACGGTCTTATTTGTTGATGGTTGCCATCAATCTCAATGTAGCGTGGAGAACCATTATCTAACTGGTTTAACTTAACTATATTAACAAACGAGTTAATGTCTGTAACTACAATAGGTTGTAGGTAATCAGGGTCATTACGTGTACCAGATGTTGTACTCGTACCATTGACTACATACAACCAACATGGCAACCCTTTGCGCTCACCTGTGTTCTGATCAAAGTTTTTATTCCAACATACAACCTTACGATACCCTTCCCATTGTGTTGGGTTTTGGTCTTTATCGTTGTATGTGTCAGCTTGAATTGCTAGGTCATCCCACCCAGTAAACACCAGTTTTAACGTTTTATTGTTACCAGATACTTTATGAATAGCAGGTTCTGACAAAGCACCAACTTTACCATCTTTAATAAACGCCCAAGCAAACTCATAATGTTTGTTGCCTTGGAACTCGCCCGTTGGACTTTCCAGTTCTGTAATAGTAAGTTGTTCTGCTGGTGTTATATGTTGTGTTGGACTTGTAATGTATGCTTCTGCATATGACTGTGTATAATCAACTCTTAAATCTAAGTCTTCTTCTCGTCTAGGTAAAATAGCTGTAGATTTACCATATGGGTTTTGTGAACCACTAACGCTTACGTAAGGGTAGTCTCTGTGCCCTAAATATAGTAGTTCCAAACAGTTTTCTGGTAGGTCATACCATCGCTTCTTTATTTTCCAACCGCTGTTAGTGGCAGTGCTAGTGCCTTCAAATGGTTTGTCTAACAATATGGTTTTCATGTCTTCAAGCTTGGAAATGGTGTATTCCATATTGTCTATTTCCATTGGTTGACCTTCCCACACATCCATATTATGTAGTCGGTCAATGTCATGACTTAACACAACTCTTCTTTGTCCTTTTACAACTGTTGCAGTTACGTTGGCACCACTACTGTTTTCTGTATCTGTACTAGCTGTAATGTCTGTGTGCAATCGCATAGTGCTAAGTTCTGTACTAAAACTCCAACGCTTCATTGTCCATATACAGTAGTACGCATCGTTTAACAACTCATCCAACTGATTGTTAAACTGCGCTAGTTCTGGACTGTAGTCTGTTATGTTTTTTACTTTCTGTCTCAATGCTTTTAAATTTGCCATAGGTCACCATACGAAAAAAGGGATGGGCGAAACACCCACCCCTTCGGCTTAATAAAGAATCGAACTTAGAACTGTTTGATTACAATCACAGTTGCAACATCAGCCGCATCATCAGCGCAAGCATATGCAACAGGTGGCAATACATCAGCATTAGCGTAGTTTTTCAACTCACCTGCTGTTGTAAACAGTGACAATGCAGAACCTTTAGTAACACTACCATCTGTTTTTGCTTGACACAAGCCAGCAATACAAACGTCAATAGCGTCACCAGCAGCAGCAGCAGCAGCCAAAGCAATACCAACAAATGCAGTTCGATCTGCATCATTTGAATCTGCCTTAACAACGTGAATCATTTTATCACCGTCAGCAGTTTTGGTAATGTCAAAAGCAACCGCTTCCTTCTCAGCAATGGCTTCAGATGCAATAAAAGTTTCGATTTGACGACGGTTCATCGCATCGACACCCACTGCAACTGTACCACCAGAAGGTAATGCGTTGTACTGAGAAGTTTCCAAGTATTGAATAATGTTTTGTGTAGCCATGATAAACCTCCTTAAAAAGTGTCGCCGTCAAAGAGAACACCACAAGAACCGAGGTGGTCTGCAATCAATTGCATTTTAACATACAATTGGGCAGCTCGTGCTGTAGTTCCAGAAATGTGCTCGAAAGGTGAAACAGCGAAGTCAGCATCTTTGTGCATGCACAACTTAACACCGTCAAAGTTCAGGAAGTAACCAGACAATGGAGCAGGGGCACCACCATTAAATGATGCAGATGTATAGTTAAAACCAAGTTCAAGGTCTTGTTCAACTACTGCGCCACCAAAGGCAAGTTGCATACGTCCACCATCAAGAGTCTTCTCGTTGATGTATCGTTCTTGTGCAAACAAAGCACGACGATAGTTAGCCATTGCTGCTTCAGACAAAAGCACACATTGAATCTCACCCATGTGAGTTACAGTGTTTGCTTGGATTGCCATTTGTTGCATACCAAGGATACCGTTTGTACCAAATGCACCTTGAATGTCAGCAACCTGGTTCAACCAACCGTTTACTGGGTAAGTAGTCTTAGAGATACCACCAACAGTATTGTTTTGATTTGCCTTAGTTTCTGCTTCTAAAAATCCATTAGCACTAGCATCACCGTTCAAAGTGTTTACAGTGGTTAAAACAGTAGAGTTACCGCGAAGCAACTGCTTGTTTAACTCACGTCGAAGCATACCCATTACTGAGCGCATACGAGCTTCAACAATCTTTACGATTGCTTTCTCGCCTTTGTTTTCCAACTCTTCTTTCTTGGTGATAACGATGGGAGCAGTAAAGTCAGCCCACTCGTAAATAGCAGGTTGCAATACGTCTTTAACTGCAAGATTTACAGCTTCGTATCCAGTAGGAAGGTTGGTGATTTGAGAGTGTTCAGCGATTGATAGGGGACGTTGGATTTTAATACCACCATCTTCATACTCAATACCGCCGTAACGTTTTGCATTATCAAGGAATGCGACCTTTTGAAATAATTCGTCAACTTCACCATCACGGATGGAATACAGGGTTGACGATAGCAAATCATTAGAAATAGCCATTGTTTTACCTTAGTGTTTAGTTTATTGTTTTGCCTAAACCGTATTCCCATTGGAATGGTTGCTGTCCGAGTGCTCAAAAGAGTTCATTCAACAAAGGCATTTTAAATTGAAAATGTTGCATTGTCAACCCTATGCAAGTAACCCAGCCTTAAACTGTTGCAACATAGCATACAAAAAGTTGCCTGGACATTCGGTAACACCGAAGTCCCTATGACCATAGACATTATGCCTATCTAGATTATATTCTTCCATTAAGAGTTTTACCTTACCCCACAACGATTCCATTTGTGCAGTGCTAGGTGCTTCATTAGACGTATTGCCAGTAACACATATACCAACAGAACCTCTATTGTGATTTTTACAATGTGCTCCAGTTTTATTTATGTGCCTACCAGCAACCACTTGACCATCGCCAAGAACTATAAAATGATACCCAATGTCAGACCACCCGTTGCCATTGACATGCCAATCGTAAATCTGCTCTTTGGTAGTGCTC